GCGCTCGCCCTCAAGTCATCGTCCCTTTCGCGTGCCGAGATCGCTGCCGCGATGACCGCAGAGCTCGGCTATGCGGTCTCGGAAAACATGCTTGCGAACTACGCCTCGGAAGGCGCGGAAGCGCATCGCATCACGCTAGAGCGCTTCATCGCGCTGATCGAAGTGACCGGCTGCACAGACCTTGTCGGGTTCGTGGCCGAGCGGTTTGGACTGGTGGCTGTGCCCTCGGTCTACAAGTCGCTGATCAACTCACATCTCGCCAAAGAACAGATGCGGAAGCTGGAGCAATTCGAGCAGGCGGAAACCGCCAAGTGGATGGCCAGACGATGAACGCGCACAGCCCGACCCAGATCCAGCTTTGGTTCACAGCGGCGGAGATCGCGGGGCGTGCGGCCGCCGGAGACATGCCGGGGATGCCCGCAACAAAGCGAGGCGTGAACGCTCTTGCTGAACGAGAGGGCTGGCATCGATACCACGCCCTCGTGCGCCAGCGCTCCGGCAGCGAGGGCGGCGGCGGGTTCGAGTACCACCTCGACCTCCTGCCGCTCGACGTGCGGCTCGGGTATCTGTCGCGCCAGATCGGCCCGGCACTGACGGTTAAGGGTGGCGGCGACGCCCGCCCGCTGGGCGGGGAGCACCTCACCGACAGGGCTCGTCTTACACGGGACGCGCGGGTGTACATCCTGCGCCTGGCGGATCGCTTCCGGCAGATGCTCGACCTTGGCGCCCTCGGTACCGACAGTTTGTTTGCCGACATGTACAACGCCGGCCGCGTGCCGCTGCCCGAATGGGCGGCGGGGGTGGTCAAGCATGTGTCCGCCCGCACGCTGATGCGATGGCGTTCGCAGATGACGAGCGCCGGAAGCGCCGCGCTCGGACACGATCCAGCCCAGGCGCGCAAGGGCAAGGGGCTGCTGGCCACGGCCGAGGGCGGCCGAATGCGGGCCTTCGTGCTGGCATGGCTCATCCAGAACCCGGCTTTGTCGGCCGAGACAATCCGGGACTATTGCGAGGATGAGTTCGGCGCCGAGATCACGGATCGGCACGGCGAGATCAAACCGTTGCCGCCGGTGCGGACATTCCAGCATTTCATCAAGGAACTGCGCGCGGCCGAAAAGGTCGTGATCACCAAGAACACCAACCCCGACCGGTATCGGTCGACCATGGCGCTGCGCGGTACGGGTGCCTATCGCTGGGTCAGGGACCCGAACCAACTCTGGCAGATCGATGCGTCACCGGTCGACGTGCTGTGCACCGACGGCCGGCACTCGATGTATGCCTGCATCGACATCGCGACGCGGCGGCTGGTCATCACCCTGTCAAAGACACCACGCGCCTCGGCGGTTGGCCTGCTGATCCGCAAGGCGCTCATTGCGTGGGGCGTCCCCAAGACCGTCAAGACGGACAACGGCTCCGACTTCAGGGCTCGCCCCACCGTCCAGCTGTTCGATGACCTCGACATCGATGTCGACGTTTCGGCCGCATACAGCCCGACCGAAAAGGCACATGTCGAGCGCGTCATCAAGACGTTTCAGCACAACTTCGCAGAGCAGCTCCCCGGCTATGTCGGCCATGACGTTGCCGAGCGCAAAGCCATCGAAGAGCGCAAGGCGTTCGGGCAGCGGCTGGGGACAGACGATGCCGAACTGTTCGGGGTCGAGCTGTCGGCCTCGGAAGTGCAGGCCCATGTCGACGAGTGGCTTGAGGTCTACTATCACGCGCGACCTCATGGCGGCTTCAAGGGCGCTTTGAAGGGGCTGACACCGACTCAGGCGGCCGCCACCTCGAATGTGCCGATTGCCCGTGTGGACGTGCGCGCCCTCGATGTCCTGCTGATGCCGCTCGCCGGCAAGGACGGTCGGCGCCGGATGACTGCCCAGGGGATCAGGATCGATCACCAATACTACCTGTCCGGCCGCATTCTGCCCGGCACCGACGTGATCGTCCGCCTCGATCCCATCGACATGGGCAAGGTCTACGTCTTCTCGGCATCCGATGGGCAGTTTCTCGACACTGCCATTTGCCCCGAGCTGCGGGACATCAACCGACCGGCATTCGTGCAGGCCGAGAAGGAAGTTGCCCGGCAGCTGCTCGCCGACCGCGAGCGGGAAGCGAAAGCCGAGCTGCGGGGGATCAGGAAAGGTCCCTCGGGGATCGAGCGGACGCTGCGGCTCTACCGGGAGAAGGCCGACGCACGTGCCCGCGAGAGCGCAAACGTCGTGCCGCTGCCCAAGCGCGAGACGGAACACTCGACGCCGGCCATCGCCGCCGCGCTCGACGCTGTCGCGCCCAGGGAAGCGCCCGTGCAGCCGAAGCGCGCTGCGGAGCTGCTCGACGAAATGCGCAAGGAGATGGCGGCGCCCGCCGCCGCTGCTCCGGCTGTCACCCCCATCCGTCGCCAGGAAACACCGCAGCTTCGGTTTCGCCGGGCGCAAGACCTGATGGCGCGTGTCGAGGCCGGCAAGGCCATCAGTACAGAGGATGCGATGTGGCTCGGCGGCTACAGGTCCGGGCCGGAATACCGCGCCCTGCAGGCCCTGCACGAGGATTTCGGCGGCTAGGTCCACTCAAGAAAAAAGGAGCCCCGGTGAACCGGAGCCCCAAGCACTTACGAAGGAGAGAAGCATGACGGCAAACGAGCACACGGTCAAGACGGGCGGGTCCATCGCACCGCTGAAGAACGTAGCCACGTTGATGATGATGATCGAAGCGCTTCGGACCCGTGCGGTCGGGTTGCCGGGGATCGGGGTTTTCTCAGGGGACAGCGGCTACGGCAAGTCTGTCGCGGCGCAATACGCCATGAACAAGACCGGGGCGGTCTATGTAGAAGTCCGCCACTACTGGACGAAGAAAACGTTCTGCCAGTCCGTTCTTGCAGAACTCGGTGCAGGTCGCCCGCGCGGCACGATCTCCAATCTTATGGATGACATCATCTATCGGCTTGGCGACGCGCCGGACCGCCCCCTGATCATCGACGAAGCTGACAAGCTGGTCGACGGCAAGATGATCGAATACGTCCGTGACATTCACGAGACGACGCAAGTGCCAGTGATCCTGATCGGCGAAGAGCTGTTGCCGAAGAAGCTCGAGCTGCACGAGCGGGTGCACAACCGCGTCCTGGACTGGCAACTCGCCCAGCCCTGCGACAGCGAAGACACGGCCGTTCTGGCGGGCTTCCTCTGTCCTAGCGTCACCATTGCACCCGACCTTCTGGACGATATCCGGAGCCGGACGGCTGGCAAGGCACGGCGCATCGCCACCACGCTGCACGAGATCCGGCAGTTCGCCCGCAATCACGGCCTGACTGCTCTTGATCGGGGAACCTATCAGGGCCGGATCGCCACGGGCGAGACCCCGATCCGCCGTCGGGCTGGAGGGCGTGGCTGATGTCAGCGGTTCTCAGGCTCAAGACAATCAACGGGCGTCCGATCCTGCGGGGGTACGAGCACATCTGGTCGGTCATCCTCGATCTGACGCGTGACGGGAGCACCTTCACGCGCCATGACATCGACCAGAGAAGTTGCGACCCCGGCGACACCACCGTAACCGATTATCTGCGTCGCCTGTTGAAAGCCGGGTATGTCGCCGATGTGGGTACGTGCGAGGGGGATGATCCGCGCTACCGACGCCGGGTCTACCGGCTCGTCACCCGCAGCCAGAAGGCACCGCGCCTGCGACGTGACGGATCTGCGGCGCCGACGCCGGTCAACCAGCTGCTTTGGAACACGATGCGGATCCTGCTGCGCGACGGATTCACCGTGCGCGAACTGGCGGCGTTCGCGTCGACCGATGACCAGAGCGTGTCGGAGGTCACGGCAGCAAGCTACGTGAAGCGCCTCGCGAATGCTGGCTTTTTGCATTGCCTGGAACCCGGCCGGGGGCGGCACCTTGCCAAGTGGCGCCTCAAGCCGGGCATGAACACCGGGCCATTCCCGCCGAAGGTGTTGCGCACCCACGCCATCTACGACCCCAACACCTGCTCGCTCCACGGTGACGGGACTTCCGAGGAGGTCGCGCCATGACGCCCGCACCGATGTCCATGGTCGACAAGGCCGACGTTGCCTGGGGCAGCGCGCCAGATTGGGTGCGCGAACTGGCGGGACTGGCTGATCGCGAAGGGTTGAGCGGTGCTGGCGCTCGGATCAGCTATTCCCCCGCGACAACGAGCCAGGTGATCAACCGCAAGTACAGGGGTGATCTCTCGCGGGTTGAGGAGCGGGTCCGGGGGGCCTTGATGGGGCTCACTGTTGATTGCCCGGTCCTCGGCGACCTCAGCCGCGACCAGTGCCTCGACTGGCAGGGTAAGCCATATGCGCCAACGTCGGCGCACCGTGTTCGAATGTACCGGGCATGCCATGCCGGGTGCCCGCACTCCCGCGTCAAGGGAGGTGGCGATGCTCTCTGACGATCTCTCTAACCTGCGCGACTGGATCAATCGTCGCGCGGATGAGGACGGCAGCCTGACGCTGCCCGCCGACCTGACAGCGGTACTGCGTTTCATGTTGCGTGACATGTGCCGCGCGGCCCGGGCGATGGAAGTGAGCCAGATATCCGGCCCGGCGACGATCACGTCCGAGGATCTCGCCAGCGGCAAGGTCAAGCTGCTCCCGATCGTGCCGCGTCTGGTGCGTGCGGACAATGACGAGCGGGGGCCTGTGGCATGAACATGCTGGAGGATCTCATCGACGATGTGCTGGCCGTGATCTTTGACGATCGGGGGGCAGACATGCCGGCCTCGATCGTGGCGGCGGAGTTGGCCGCGCGGATCATGAACGGGGGCACGAGACGCGCGGATCTGGTGCAGTCGGTCGCCCGGCTTATCGTCGCAATCAACGCGGACTTGCGAGAGCGCGAAGCGCTCAAGCGAGAACCCCTGGCAAGGGCCCAGCTTGCCGACGCCCCCAGGCCCAAGCGGACGCCTGTGCGCGTTGGCCGGCAATGGCGGGTAAGTCCAATCGCTGGCGATCTCGTCCCCGAGCGCTCCCCCGATCCAACCGCATCACTCATGGGCGACCCGGCTCCGGGCCGCTCTGCCCTCGATCAAAGCCAAGGAGGCAGACAATGACTGATCAGAACAAAATCACCGATGACGGCGTCATCGACGTCCACGGAAAGCCCTACATGACCGACGCCAAGGGCGCGCTCGTGCCGGTTGAGGTGATCAAGCCGATGGACAAGTTGCAAGACGAGCTCGTGCGCAAGGTCATGGGCTTCGCCCGCGACCTGTCCGCGCAGATCTGCCGGTTTCGGGGGCACACATTCGAGGACATCGGCTCGCTCGAGGCGCTGCTCGCCCAAGAGTACGGCACCACGCTCGGGGGGCGGAAGGGCAACAAGACGCTCTTCAGCTTCGACGGGACGATGAAGGTTGAGGTCAAGGTGGCCGATTTTATCGACTTTGGTCCCGAGTTGCAGACCGCGAAGACCCTCATCGACGAATGCTTGAATGAATGGGCGGCGGAAAGCCGGGCCGAATTGCGGGCGATCGTTACGCGCGCCTTCAACACGGACAAGGCCGGTTGCATCAACAAGTCCGAGATTTTCATGCTGCTGCGCCTGGACATCCGTGACGAGCGGTGGCTCCGCGCCATGGACGCGATCCGCGAGGCGATGCGTGTTGTCGGTTCCAAGACCTACCTCCGCTTCTATGAGCGGGCCTCGGCCGACGCATCGTGGGAGCCAGTGACCATCGATCTGGCGAGGGCCTCGTGATGAGCGTGTCCGACTTCGCCCGGCCGGAGGATCTCCTCGAGCGCGCGCTCGTGGAGCTTCGAGAGGTGCTGCGCTCCGATGTTGAGACCGCCTGCGACCTCATGGGACCGTATCCCGACCGCACCCCGGCGCCTGGAACTTGTGATCTGCCGTGGGTGGAACCCATCAACAGGACGCTCGCCCTCGTGCGCGACATAGAGGCGGAGATTGGCCGTCCCACCGACCTGGAGTGGACGTCCGAGCTGACCGGCCCGACCTGGCTGACTGATCTGGTCGAAGGCAAGTGGGGGCTGACATGAGTGTGTGTCGCATCGAGTTCGAGGACCGGGGTCAGGACGTTCTGTGGTGGGAGATCGATGCGGACACGGGCCGCATCGTGGGATGCGGGCCGCTTCAAGCCGGCCTATGGGCCAGCGGCGATATCCGTGTGGATCTCGATACGATTTCTGTCGGTGTTCGTCCGCGTACATTCCATCGGCATGAGGCAAAGGCGCGCACATTAAATCATGTGATCGCCGGCTTCGGCCCGGCTCCGGCCGCCCCCGCAAGTCTGTTCGGAGGGCAGGCATGATGACAGCGCATGCGAAGATCCATGTCGGCCTCAAGGCCCTTGGCATTGCGGGCGAGGATGCACGGGACCTGTATGAGCGGGTCACAGGAGCGCGTTCCTTGCGTGCCATGACGCCGCCGCAACATCAGGCGGTGGTGGACGAGTTGCACCGGCTTGGCTTCAAACCAGCTTCGAAACCCGGATCATCGAAGCGTGCGAGCGGTCCTTTCGCGGGGAAGCTGCAAGCGTTGTGGATCGGCGCCTATA